GGCCGTCGCCGTCGCGGCGGCGCAGGGTGATGGTGGGCAGGGTGTGGCCGCCGCTGGTCTGGCCCGCGCCGATGGGGGTGAAGATCAGCGTCTTGTCCTTGATGGTGGCCACCGCGCCATAGTCCCGCCCCAGGCGGCGCAGGAAGGCGATGTCGCTTTCACGGCTCTGGCTGATCGAGGGGAGGGCGGTTGCGGCCAGGGCAGGCGCGATCCGCGCGATCAGGCCGTTGCGACCGGCGACCTCAGTCAGGACTGCGCCGAGTGTGGTGGCTTTCCAGCTTTGTTCGCGGCGGTTGCGGATGTCGCTGGTGAAGTCGGTCGCGCGGGCGCGGATGCGGATCTGATCGGGTGGGCCAGTGTGGGAGACGTCGTCCACCTTGTACCTGCCCTTGTCGACCAGGCCGATGGTGACGTCGCGCCCCTGTTTCCAGCCCAGCGCCAGGCGCAGGACGGCCCCTTCCTTCGGGATAGCCAAAAGCCCGTCGCTATCGTCCAGGATGATGTCGAGCTGGTCGGCTTCGTCGCCGCGCTTTTCAGACAGGGTGAGGCTGACAAGGCGGGGGCGCATGGCGCCGGTCAGATCGCGGCCGTCCATGGTGACGCGCCAGTCGGCGATATTGTTGATGCCCCGGTTCATGCGGCAGGATCGCCATCGACCGGAGCGGTTTCATCGACGCGCAAGAGGTCGATCGCGAAGTCGATGCGCCGGGCGCGGCCATCGGCCATGAGGAAGGCATGGCGTTCGTCGATCCCCTCGATCACGAAATTGCCGAAGATCATGCCGGTGCCGTCGAGCAGCGGAAAAGCCTCCCCCGCGTCCGCCAGGGCGCGCAGTATGTCGATGGAGACGAGGCCATCGGCGATTTCGGTATAGACCGCGCCGGACAGGGCGATGGTTTCGGCCCCCGGCCCGATATATTGGGTGGCGTCGCGGGTGCCGACACGGCCCGATCGCGCATGAACCCATAGCGCCTTTCGCTGCAATTCGTCATGGGCGAGCGTCGGCGTTTCGAAGATGAACATGCCCAGCGCCATCAACATCAATCATCCCCTTCATCGCCGAAACCGCGTCCGCGCTTTTCCCTCTCGATCGCCTCGATCGCGTCCTTCACCGCCTGGGCGAAATCCCGCGGATCATGGCCGATGCCGTGGAAATGGAGTTCGTAGGTGGTGGGGGCGGCGCGGGCCGGGCTGGCCGCCGCCCTGGTCCCGCCCGCCTGCGCATCGATCGGCGCGGCGGCGATGGCCGGTGTGGCCGCGCCCAGCGCCATGGCGCGGCTGATGTCGGCCGCGAGCGTCTTGATACGGTCGATCGGCGCGCGTTGTTCCGCCTGAATGCCGCCGTCCAGCCCCTGCATCATATAGCCGCCGAACTGCTCAAAGACGCGGGAGGGGCTGTGTATGCCGAGCTTTTCCTTGAACCATCGGGCGGCCGACCCGGCAGCGTTGACGATGGTGGATTTAAGTGCGCCCAGCCTGTCGGTGATGCCGTTGATCAGGCCGGTGATGAGGTTGCGGCCGATGTCGAAGAGATTGATCGAGCGGAGATAGGCCAGCGCGGGCGTGAAGGCGCGTATCAGAAGCCCAAGCGGCGTGAAGTTCAGGAAGGCGGCGATCAGCGCCTGGATCGCGCCCCATGTGGTGGATTTGATGTCTTCCCACAGGTTGCCGAGCCATGCCGTGATGCCACCCCAATTGCTGTAGATGAGATAGGCGGCCCCGGCGAGCAGGGTGATGCCGAGCACCACGCCCGCGACGATGCCGATCAGCGGCAGCATGCCGATGCCGAGCAGGGTTGCGGCCCCGGCGAGCGCAGCAAAGGGGGCGACCAGCCCGGCGACGATGATAGCGCCGCCGCCCAGGACGACGAACAGAGCGGCCATGACGCCCAAGGCGACGGCGATCCCCTTGGTCAGGCCGGGATGGCGTTGGGCCAGGTCCGACAGGCGCGATGCCCAGCCCGATAGGCGTTCCGAGATGTTGCCGACCATCGGCAATAGTTGTTCGCCGATGGTGTCCTTGAGCAGTTTGGACTGGATCTGCAGGCGCTTCACCTTTTCCGCGCCATCGTTCATGCGATCGGCGAAGTCAGTGTTGACGGTGCCGTTCGCGGCCAGCGCGTCGGCGCGGATGGTGCGATATTCCTGAAAGGCGGACATGAGCGGGCGAAGCGCCTGTTGCACCTGCATATCGCCGAAGAGCGACGACAGCTTCGCCTGGTCGCCGCCCGTTGCCTGCTGCGTCAGGCGCACGATTTCCTCGATCGGGCTGCGGCCTTCCCTGGCGGCCTTCTTCATGGCGGCGGGGATGTCGATGCCGAACCTCGCGAAATTCTTGATGGTGTCGCCTGCGTTGATCTTGGACATGAGGTTTTGCAGGTTGTTCGCGGCGGTGGCGGAATCGCCCGCGCCCTTGCGCGTGATCTGTAGCGCGGCGGCAAGATCCGCGACGGCGGGCACGCCCTTCGATCCCAGGCTCTGCATCGACGCCGTCAGTTCGGGGAAATATTGCGCCATGTCCTTCACTTCGAACGCGCCGCTTTTGCCCGCCTGCGCCATGACATCGAGCGCCTTGCCGGTCTGGTCGATCGGCACTTTGAGATTGTCATGGGCGGCGAAGGTCGCGCGGCCGAGATCGTCAATCTCCGCCTTGTAGGCCGTCGCCGCACGGCCGATGGGCGTCATCATGTCGGTCGCCTGCCTGGCCCCCATGCCGAAGCCGGTGAGGGTGTCGACGCCCTTTTGCAGATCGGCCGGCATCTGATTGACGGCGAGGGCGGCGACGCGCAGATCCTTGCCCATCTGGCGACCCGCTTCGCGCGTCTGGTTCACCTTTTGGTTGATGTCCGTCATCGTCGATTCATAGTCGAGCGCACCCGACACCGCGTCCTGCAGCGGCGCGGCGACGACCATGCCGGTGCCAACGGCCGCCGCGCCACCGGCGGCCAGGCCGGTGGCCGTCCCCTGAATTTGCGAAAATTGATTGCGGGCCGTTGCCATGCGGCGGGCGCGGTCGGCGAGCTGGGTCAGGCGGCGTTCCTGTTCGCGCAGCGTGTCGTTGGTGGATGCGGCCTCGCCGCGCAGGCGCCGTTCATGGGAGGCGAGGTCGCGGGTGGATATGCCAGCGGCGGCCATGCGGGATCGCAGCGCCTGAAGCCTGGTCGATTGCTGGCCATGTTCATCGGTCAGGCGCGCCGATTCCCGGCGTGCCCGTTCGAATTCGGCGCGCAGTTTCTTGGTCGGGTTTTCGGTTTGTGCGAGCTGTCGGCCGAGCGCTGCAGTCTTAGCCTGCGCCTGTTCCATCCGCTGGGTGGTTTGGGCGAGGCCGGTCTTGAGCTGGCGGAATTCGCCAATGTCGGCCTGGGCGCGTTCGACCTCTTTCAATCGGTCGCGGGTGACGCGCAGCGCCTGGGCCAGGCGGCTCGATCCGCCAGCGGCTTCGCGCAGGGGGCGGGTCAGCCGATCGCCCGCATCAAGCAACAGGCGGATGCGAAGATTGCGGTCCATGGCGATGTCCTATTTGTCCGCGCCCGACCGTCGTGCCGCGCGGCCGCGCCATTGCATCAGTTCAGCAAGGCCCATGGGGTCCATGACCGGCGGTCCCCAATGGAAGATGACCGCAATATCGGCCATCGCATCGTCTACCCGTTCGGGGAGAGCGCCGCCTTCGCGCCCTTCGGCAGCAAAAAATCCATCACTTCGCTGCCCAATTGGGTGAAGTCGGACGGGTCCATGGCCATGATCTGCGCCTTGGTCAGGGTGGGAATGGTGATGCGGGGCAGAAGATTTTCGAGCGCCGCATAATCGAGATTGAGCAGGGCCGAGAGGCTGAGGCCGCGCAGTTCGCCCGCCTGGGGCTTGCGGATCTTCACCTGGTCGATGGTGATATCGCCAGTGATGATCGGGGCGTCGAGGGTGACGGTGGCCATTTGCGGGCCGGTGGGCTGGTCATTCATGGGAATTCTGCCTGTCTGAAGGGATGGCCCGGCCGATGGTGCGACCGGGCGGAGGATCAGAAGATGCCGATGGCGGCGCGACGCTCGGCCGAGCGATCGATGCCGTCGACGATTTCGATCCCGGCGAGCGGGTCGATCTCGATTTCGGTGCGGCCGTTCCAGACGAGCTTGTAATAAGCGAGCGCCGATTTGACCTTGAACTCGCCCGGTTCGCCGGGCTTTTGTTCGCCCATCTCGATTTCTTCGTGGCGGCCGCGCACGATGATTTCGACGCTGTCCACATTGCCAGTGTCATCCTGCTGATAGGCACCGGCAAAGCGGAGGTAGACGCCTGCGACGGTGGTGACGCCCCATTGGCGCAGTATGTCGCGCATGGGGCCGCCAAAGACCGCCTCCAATTCCATCGCCTCCATACCCATGTCCATCTTGACCGGGGCATTCATGCCAGCGCCGCGCCATTCCTCCATCTTGCGGGTGAGGGTGGGCAGGGTCACGGATCCGGCTTCGCCCAAATAGGCGAGGCCTTCGTTGAACAGCATCATGTCCTTGAGGGTGCGGGGCAGTCCCATCGCAGGCTCCTATAATATGAGGAATAAGGGGAAGGCCGATCAGGCGGCTTCGGTCAGCTGGCTGGCGAAATCGGCGAAATAGACGTCGGTGATGCGCTGAATGAAGCCCAGGTCTTCGAGCGGCGGGGGCACGGTATAGTCATAGTCGATGCGCAGCTTGCCCGCCTTGAGGTCGATGACGCTGTTGTTCGCTTCATCGAACCAGGCGCGGGCACCCAGGATCACGCCGCCCGCCTTGAGCGTGGCGAAGAAGCCGTTGATGGTTTCGATGATGTCCTTGGCCAGGCTGCGCGTCAGCGGCTTGTCCAACGCCCAGACCATGCCGCGTGCGACGGTGTCGGCAATCAGCTGGGCCACGCGCACGGTGCTTTCGAAGGCGAACAGGGGATCGGCCGAGCAGGTGCGGTTGCCCCAGAAACGAAAGCCGTTGTCGGTGCGAATGAGGGCGGTCACGTCGGCCGCGTTGAGCAGGCCTGCATCGGTGTCCTGATCTTCAATATCCCAATAGATATCCTTGGTCAGGCCGACGACGCCCGACACGGCGACGTTGGACAGGGTCTTTTGCGGGCCGGTCTGTTCGTCGATCAGCGCGCGCAGGCCAAGCGCGCGGGCGGCGGCATAGCTAGTGACGTTGGCGCTGGCGGCGGTGTCGAATGCCATAAAGTCTGGCATCAACAGCATGAGTTCGCGTTCGGAGAAATTGGCGCGATAGGTGATGGCGGCCGCGACGGTTTCGCCCAGGGCGCGGGCATAGGCAAAGCCGCGCAGCTTCTTTGCGACGATGGCCAGGGCGGCGGTGACCGCCTGCGATTCCAGGCCCGGCGCGCCGATGATGCGAGGCCGTACGCCAAGCTGTGCCTGGGCCGCCAACAGCGCCTGCATGCCGGTGCGCTGGCCGGTGTCGGTGGTGGTGCCGATGATGTTGCTGGCGGTTTCGGCGGCGTCGTCGCCCTCCGCAACGCGCACAACGACAAGGATGGGGCGGGTCTGGTCAGCGATGGCGCGCAGGCAGTTGGCGAGCGTGCCGGTGATGCCCGCCCGCCCGATGGCGGTTTCGATGTCCGTGATGAGGGCAGGGCGATCGAGCGGGAAGGTGGTGGCATCGGCATCGGCCGCCGTGGCGACCAGGCCGATGACGGCCGTGGACAGCGCCACCAGCGTGCGCGTGCCGTTGGAAACTTCGGTAACGGTGATCCCATGTTTGAAGGTGGCGGTGGCCATGGTGGATCCTTTGACTAGAGGGGCAGGACGATGCGCGTGAGCGTGTCGGCGACGTTTGCAGGGCGATCGCGCCGTTCCGCCTCGATCAGGATGCTGGCGCTGGTGGGCTGTTCGCCCGCGACCAGGCCGACGCGGCGCAGACGAAGTCGGTTTTCCCAGCGTGCGAGCGCCAGCGCGGTCGCGGCGTAGATGCGCAGGATGTTGGCGGCGGTGCGTGGCTGGTCGACCAGGTCGGGCAATTGCGACCCGTAATCGCGGCGGCCGACGCGCGCGTTGAGTGGCGTTGAGAGGATGTCGGCGACGGATTGGCGGATATGGTCGACGCCATCGAGCGTCGCGCCAGTGGTGCGCGCCATGCCGGTCATTCGGGCTTGTCCGTCTTGGCCGCGCCCGCCTGCACCTTGCCATGCAGATGATCCTTGAGGCTGATGTCGGCGGCGAGAACGTCCTGCGACGCGGTGATGGTGCCAGTCACGTCGAGATTGCCGATGATCGACACGCCGCCGGACGCTTCGATGGCGGCGGTGCCGCCGTCAGGGAGGATGGCCGACAGGCGGTGGGTGGCATGGTCGTAGCTGATGATCGCGCCATCGGGATATTCGGTCACGATCCTGACCGGATCGAATGACGGGGGCGGGCAGGCGTCGGAATAGAGGCCGACCATGACGATGCCCGCCTCAATATCCCCTTCGGGCGACAGGAGCAGGCATTGTTCGCCGATGGTAGGCGGCGACCAGATGCGTGTCGCGCCCGCACGCTGGGCAATCCAGGGCAATTCGCCGGTCAGGATATCGCCGCTTTCGACGGTGCAGGTCGCATTGGCATGATCGACCGACGCAATGGTGCCGAGGCGCAGGACGTCGCCAGTCAATTGGTCGGGATTTCGCGCAAGTGCCATGCGCGGACCATGCCGCCGGACGCGGGAGGTGGCGCGGCCCGGCATGTGTAGAGGGTCGCTCTACACATGCCGGGCGGATCATGGGTTGGGCGTCAGGCGGCTTCGAGCGCGAGCAGGCGGGCGTCCTGCACCGCGATGAGGAACAAGGCGAGCTGATCGGGTCGAATGCCGTATCGGTCCCCCGCCGCACGGGCGGGGCGGACGATCCGCATCTCGCCGGTCGGTTCCTCGACCATCATGGGTTCGGTGGTTTCGACCTGGCGATAGATGGGTTCGCCATCGTCATCGGTGCCGATCTGTTCGTAGACGGTACAGGGTTGCTGCCGTTCGATGAAGCGGGTGACCGGCTCGGTTTCCTCCGCCTCCGCCGCCCAGCTGTCATGGCAGCACCAGGCGTAGCGATGCCAGTCCAGCCCTTCATCTTCCAGGATCGCGAAGACCCGTTGGGCGCGGGGGCCGAAATGCCAGCGCGCGCCGTCTTCGCCCTTGTCCGCGATCGATGTCAGCCATTGATAGTGGCCGAGTTCGGCAAGGATGCGGCGACCCGCGCGCAATTCGGCGTCGGACATGGTGCCAAGCCAATGTTTTTCCCGTTCGTCGGACGTCTGGATTGCGCCGTTGACGGCATAGACCTCCGTCGCGCGGAAGGCGGCGGTGCCGATGCTGAAAGCATTGTCGGTCGTGTAGCGCATCATCGCGCCAAGCTGGACCATATCGCCGCGAATGAAGAAGCGCACGGTCCCATTGACCTGCGCGGACCAGCCGAAGTCGGTGCCGCTGGCCCCGGTGGCGCGCGCGCCGACCTTCACGACTTCGCCGGGGGTGCCGCTGGTGTCGGCCGTCAGGTAACGCTGGCCGCCCAGCATGACATCATCGCCCGTCCAGCCGCCGTCATTCTTCGTGCTGTTGTAGAGATCAAAAAGCTGGTTCGTGCCGTCATATTGTTGAGGCACGGTATAGCGCACCGTCGCCGCGCCGACGCGAAATTGCGGGGCGGCCGATCCTGTGAACTGCACCGCCCAGTCAAAGGAGGAGCCATTCACGCCAGTCGAGCGCGCGCCGACCCGCATCTGTTCGCCGGGGGCGCCGCTTTCATCCCCCTTGGTAAATATCTGGCCGCCGATCCAGTTGGCGTCAGGGCTGTTCCAGGCCGCGTCGTTGGCGGTGCTGACATGGTGCAACCATGCACCGCGCCAGGCGGTGATCGACGTCATGCGAGCGAACATCGCCGATGCTGCAGGGGTGTAGAGCGCGGTCGTGTCGGAGACATTGGCGTCCCCGTCGGCGGTGGTGCCGTAATGGATGCCGACGATATTATTGTAGAGCAGCGCGCCATCGGTGATGCCGAGGCCGTTGTCATTGGCCGCGACAAAGAGGCCGCTATAGCTGCCGCCGCGCCCCTTGATATCGATGCCGATATTGCAGCCGCGCGATTTGAGGTTGGTTCCCGACACGCCCCGGCAAGCATTGGAAATGCTGATGCCCATCGCGTCGTTCGCCGCGCCACGGCAATTGATGGCGGTGATGTTGGTCAGGTTGACGTTGCGGGGCACGCTATCGCCGCTGTCATGCACGCGCAGGCCATAGAAGCAGTTGATGGCGGTGACGTTGGAGACCGAGATGTCCGGGCAATTGACCTGCACGCCCACGATCCGACGCAGCGTGTTCGATCCCGCATTGTCGGGTTTGGTCGACCAGACATAGACGCCATCGACCGTCGATCCGCGTGCGTCCTCGCGGTGCTGGCTATTGACCTTGGCCCGAAGGCGGACGCAGCAATTGCCATAGCTGTTTTCGTGGCTATCCAGCCCCATGGCGAAGATGTCGCGGACGATGCATTTGCCGCCGACATCGACGACCGCCTGGTTGGCATTGTTGGCGCTGTTGTCGGCCTCGCCGGGCAGGCCGAGGAAATATTTGCCGCAGCCGTCGGATATAATCCGGCTGATGATCAGATTTTTGTCGTAATTCGGTATCGAATACCATTTCACGTCGATGCAATCGCCGCCGATATCCTCGAAAATGATGCTGTCGATCAGCGCGCTTTTGACGCCCACATTCTGCACGCCGATGCCATAGTGGCCCGTCCGCATGATCTTCACATCATGCACGTCGATGGTCAGGCCAACGGTATCGCCGCCTTCATAGATGATGCCTTCGCCGCGGACGGAGCCGGTGTCGGCGTCGGTCGGCCCATGCAGGATGGGGATGCAATTGGCCCGGTTTCCATCGATCGTCAGATGCCTGATCGACGTCGAACCGGCGCGAACGCGCAGCACGCAACGCCAATCCTGGGCTGCGTTGCGCAATATGGTCTTGCCGATGCCCGCGCCGAGCAGCACCGCCCCGTCTGGGACGATCAGGCCGCCATGCGCCCACTGTCCCGGCGACCAGCTTTCGCGCGCGCCCTTATAGCCGTCGATCATATAGATCGCGGCCAGACATTGCAGCGAGACGCCCGCCGCAGCGCTGTAGTCCAGTCCATTTTGCAGCGCATAGGTGTCCGCCATCATATGGGCGGCATTGCCATTGCCGATCGCACCGAACATTTCGGGCGTCGGGGTCCGTTCGGCCAGCGTCCAGCGCGCACCATCCTGCGAGGTCAGGTCGCCGGGCAAGATCGATTCGCCAACGCCTGCCCGGCGATAGATCGCCCCGCCTGCCCGGATGTTGAGGACCGTGTAGAAGGCGGTCGCAATGCGCGACACAGTGACAGGCACCGTGACCGAGGCGAGGCCTGTGGCCGCGCCGACCGGGTAGCCGATCAGGCTTTGCTGCGCGAGGACGCCACCCTGCTTCTGGATTTCATGACCGATCGATACAGCGGGAAAGGTCGCAGCCGGATTGAACGGGATGATCTCCGCGCCGTTCGCACGAATGCTTTGCCCCGCACCCGTGTAATCGCCGGTCAGATCTTCGAGTAGTGCAGCGACGCTCTGTGCGATTCCCATGAACATCTCCCTTTACGCGCCGATGCCAACGCCGACCGTCTCGCCGAGCCAGGCAAGGATGGCCGCGCGCCGCGCCTCATGGATGCTGCCGCCCAAGAATCCCGACGACACCACGGCGGGGCCGAATTGCGCGTCAAAGCCCCAGCTCGCCTCACCGCCGAAAAAGTTGGTCTGCGCCTCACCTTTGTGAAGAATGGGCAGGGGCAAGGCTTTTTCCGGCGTGACGGCGTTCACGCCGATCGCCGCCGCCATTGTTTCTGCATCAAATGTAGCCCAGGCGACATAATCGGTGGATGGCGCGATTTCCGTTGTCGCGTTTAACGGAAATGATCCGCCATGCAGCAGAGACAATTTGGACCCGATCGTCCCGAACAACATCCGGTCGCCCGCCTGGGTTGCCGACGATATGATGGCGTTGGTGGTCGAAAAATCGGTACCTGTGCGGAATGCGGCCGCCACGAAATAGCTGGACGGCAATTGGTAATCGACCCGCATATGGCCACCAGCATCATTGCCCTGCACCCCAAGACGACCGTTGAGGGCGGTCAAGGTTGGCAGCGTCCCACCCCGCGCGGTGACCAATCGGCCGCCCCTGCGATCGCGCAGGTTGAGTAGATTTTTATATTCTGTCGCGACCTCCATAGGATCGACGAGAATATCGAAGTCGCCCGCCGCCAAAGCGCGCTGCTCGAAAGAAGACATGGAGCGAGAAAAGACGGATGATGAGGAGCGCGCCAGCCGAACATCCGATGTAATGACGGTCATGCAGAAACTCCTATTTTCTGGCTGATGAGGTAATTGTGGAGAGGGAAGCCGGTGAAGGGACAGCACTCCGGGTCGTTGTCGCGGATACAGGTGCGCAGGCCGGTGGTCGGCCCCTGCGCCGGGGCGGAGCTTGCCCAGGTCGCCCAATAGGCCGCACCGACTTCCGGGGACGACCCGGTCGGAATGGCGCTAAGCCAGAGACATAGCTGATTGCGGCCAACGACTTCGACCGAAACGATGGTCGCCGAATTTGCGCTGTCCCGGTAGGCGAAGCCGAATTGGCCAGGGTCGCTTACCAGGCGGGTGTCGATCGTGATCGCGCCGCCGCGATCGATCATCCCACCGGCAATGGTGACGATGATCTTGCGGCCAGAGTGTTGCGCGGCTGCCATATGCAGCGGCTTCCAGCTCCAACCCTCATAAAGGTGGCGGCGCGTCGCCTTGGCCGCATAGGCGTCGATCCTCGCATAGCCGCGCGAGGTCATATGATAGATATCGATATATTCGCCCAGATATTGGGGGCAGCACAGGATAGCGCGCGGATCGGTCAGGCCGACGATCCCCTGCGCATCGCCCGGCCCGAAAATCGTATAGACGCCGCCAACCAAAATCGTGTGGTTGATCTGCTGCATGGTCAGGATCGGCGGGACCGACTGACCTGTGATTGCCGGGATGTCGGTCTGGATAGCGCTGATCGCCTGATCGAGCATATCCGCATAGCCCGCAGCATTGGTCGATGCGTTGGATTCACCATGGCGCCAATGCACGGCGGGGACGGTAAAGGACTTTGACGCAGCGTCGGCCAGCACCTTGCCCCGCTCGACCCCATAAAGCAGATTATCCCAAATGAGCGTTCCGGGGCCGATCTCGTCAAAGGGCGCGCCGCCATCGCCCGAAGACGTGACCAATATCTGCGCGCGCCGGGCGCGCTTCATGGCGAAGCCGAAGGCCGTGCGCCCCGTATCACCGCGCGTCCCTGCGAACACTTCAGACGCCGGAGTGAACGACAGGAAATTGGCCGGATTATAAGCCGCGTCTCCGAATGCGGCGCGGACCCCGCCATTGAACATCAGGACGTTCGGGTCGGGCGGAAATGGCGCGGTAACGGGATAGGCCACATTGGACGAACCGCCAGCGAGGCTCTGGCCATGGACCGCATAATGCTCGATGCTTGTGGCGCTCACGCCCTCATCCAGCACGGCGCGAACCGAAGCGATGACGCCATCATCGCGCGCATATTTGATCAGGCCGGGCGCGATAAAGCGCGGCGCGTGGCAATGGACCGGCGCGGATGTCAGGCGAAACACAGCCGTCCCAGTCGCGACATGGACTTGCGCGATCGGCCCACCGCCATCATCCACGTCTTTGACAAACGCGACGGGCGATGATCCCGACGCGGGGTCCATAAGCGCACCATCCGGCCCGACGATAGCCACCACGTCCGCGCCCGCCATTACCGAAAATCTTGCACCCGCTATCGACGTTTCGGGCCGGTCCCATAGGTCGCCGGGGACGCGCAGTCGGCCCTCTCGGTAATCATACCACTCCAGCACTTCGCCATCTCGGTCGCGGCGAATGATGGCTTTGCCGTCGCTGACGGTCACCGGCTCCGGGTTCGGCCCGGAGACGAACTCCTGTGCGCCGATGCGGCCGAACATGTCGACCCAAAGCAGTGAATCGCCATTCTGATCAACGATCGGGAAGACGCCGTTGCGCATGTAGGTGCGGGCTGGTGGGGGCGCGAGTGAATCGCCCAGCGCATTGCCCTGAACCTCCACCTCATTGGCGACCAGCTGGATGATCGCGCCGATGCCGCTGACCACGCCGTCGATCAGTGCGCCGACCATCGCGCCCAGGCGGCCGCGCTGGACGATGCCACCCGTTTCGATGATCACATTTTCGTCGCCGGTCAGGCCCGTGCGTTCCGGCAGGTTCGGGATTTTCGGCATCAGGCGTCCTTTGGCCAGGCGTCGTGCGCGGCGATGTCCAGCGCGGCGAGTTGGTCGGCGCTGGCGCTGGCGATCTGCTGTTCGATCAGGGCGGAGGCGGCGCGGATCGCATCGATCGCGGCGAAGCGGGCGTCGGCATCGGGTCCGGGCGCGCGCATGTCGTTCATCTGCCGCCAGAGCGGCGATATGGTAGCGATCCGCCGGGCGGCTTCGCGCTTCACCTGCTGCAACATCCGGGCACGCACGTCGTCGACCAGCTGGCGTCGGATGCGTGGCTTGCCGGTGGGGGCCGCCTCGATCACCGCGCCCTCGGCCTGGGCGGCGAGCAGCTTGCGATGGCGCGCGGGTGCGATGCGTAACGCATCGGCCGGGATGTCGGTGTGGATCGCGCTGTCGAAAAATCCGTGCGCTGTGGCGGAATAATAGATCGCCATGATCAGATCCCGATTGCGAGGTAGGCCATGCCGACGGTGGTGTCGTCGGCGGAGAAGACGGCGAACCCGCTGCGGGTGATGCCGGAGGTGACGAGGACGGGCGGATTGTCCTGGCTATCCGCACCACCGGCTGCGCCGCCGCAGGGCGTGACGGCGAAACATTCGGTCGGGAAGGCGACCGGAAAGAGCGTGTTCGTGGTGGTGTTGGCCGGGGCCGAGAAGCGCCCCCATTGCAGGATCAGGCCGCCGGTGCCGGGCAGATAGGCATAGCCATTTTGGCCAAGGCTGCGCGCGAGGCCCGACAGGGCGGCAGGCGTGATCGCCTTGTCCGTCGCGGATCCTGCAGCCACGTCGGCCGACGATGCGGCATCGACGGTGAGCGTGCGGCTGAGTGCGAGATTGCCGCCGCCCTTCACCAGGCCGCCGCCGCTGAATGCGATCGCGCTGCGCAAGGCAAACAAGGCCGCTGGCGTAATCGCCCTGTCCGTGGCGGTGCCAGCGATCGTTTCACCACCCGTCGCCGCCGGGACGTCGATCGTGCGGCCTTCGGTCAGTTCGCCGCCGCCCGTAGCCAGGCCGCTGACGCCGATCGACAGGGCGGCCTGCACCGCGCGCAAGGTCGCCGGTGTGAGCGCCTTGTCCGTTACCGTCCCGGCAATGGCTTCCGCGCCTGTCGCCGCCGGGACGGTGATCGTGCGGCCTTCGGTCAGATCGCCGCCGCCTGTGGCCAGGCCACTGACGCCGATCGACAGCGCCGCTTGCACCGCGCGCAAGGCCGCCGGTGTGAGCGCCTTGTCGGTCGCGGTCCCGGTAATGGCCTCCGCGCCCGTCGCTGCCGGGACGCCGATCGTGCGGCCTTCGGTCAGATCGCCGCCGCCGGTGGCCAGGCCACTGACGCCAATGGACAGCGCCGCCTGCACCGCGCGCAAGGCCGCCGGGGTGAGCGCCTTGTCGGTTGCCGTCCCCGCAATGGCTTCCGCGCCCGACGCGGCAGGGACGTCCAATGTCCGGGATTGGGTAAGGTCGCCGCCGCCTGCGACCAGTCCGGTCCCGGTGATGGTGCGGGCCGTCAAGGACTGGAGGATCAGGTCGAACGCGTCCGCCAACGCGGTCAGGTCTTCATCTGTCGCTTGGGTCAGCGCCGTTAGCCGCCGTTGCAGCTTGCGCGGCGATATGATGGTCTGGTCGTCGGTCCCGCCATCGGCTTCGGCGTTGGTCGCGATGCGCGCCATTCCGGCGCGCGTCTCGGTCGCCGGGGGCAGCAGGAAAATGGCATCGCCAAAGCTGATATTACCGGTGCCATTGGCGAAGGCGACGTCGAGCGCGAGCAGGAAGCTGGCGATCGACACTTTCGTGAAGATCGGGGTGGGCTGCGCATAGACGGCAAACAGCGTGCCATCATCGAGATAGAGGGCGAGGCCGCGCAGATCGTAAATGTCGGTCGTCCCATCGACGGCCGTCATGTGGATGATGGTTTCGCTCACCACGTCGCCGGAGAAGCTGGCCGACAAGCGCTTGAATTCACCGGGCAGGGCGTCGATCGTCGGGGCAACCACGAAGGCGCTCTGGGTCAGGCCGACCTGAGTGATGACGATGGGATGCGCGGCATCGGCGGCCAGGAAGGCGGCAAGACCGGCCTGGGTGACCATCATGGTGACGGGATCGCTCATGCAACCTCCAGCCAGGCGCCAGCGCCGTCGATGATCGGCTCGCCAGTCTCGGTTTGCAGATAATTGTCCCAGGCCGGATCGGTCGCGGCGGTGACATTGGCGGCGGCAGTGACGCGGGACAGGCCCGCGAGGTTAGCGGCGGCGATGAGCGCGACCTGCGCGCGCGCGCGCAATTTGAACACGGCCAGCATATGAGCGCGCACCGGCTTGACCTGGGCGATGTCGCGCAGGATCTGCGCCACCATATTCTCGTCATAGAGGACGCGACTGTCGGCCAGCAGCGGCAGTTCGAGGCGGAAGGTGAAGGGATCGAGCGTGTCGCGATCTTCGAACCATTCCACCAGGCGGATGAGCGGGTCGAAGCGATCCAGAACGGTGCGCAGGGAAACCGGCGTGCCCTTGCGCCGTTGAAAGGCAATGGCGTCGGCGATGGCCGCGCGTTTTTGCGGATCGGTCCAGTTCGCGTCCCACAGGTCGATCGATACGCCCCAGCCCAACCAGGGCAGCAAATCGTAAGGGCAGTCCTGCGGCGACCAAAGCGCGCGGATCAGCACATCGATATCGAGAAGACCGGCGGCGACCTGTTCCAAGGCCTTTTCCAGGCTGGTCGATCCGGTCGGCAGGACGGAGGGATAGGTCATTCGCCCACCCCCGCCGCGACGATCGCGATGTCGGTGCAGCGCGGTGCCTGCTGACGGGTGATGATCAGGTCCGCCGCTGGTTCGAGCAGGGTGACGTTCTGGACGCCTTCGACATGGAGGGCCGCGAATATGCCGGAGCGAGTGACGTCGCGGCCGAGCCGGTGGCAGGCGGCGACATAGGCGTCGATGCGTGCGCGGGCGGCGGCCAGGACGACCGTGGCGTCCGGGCCGCTGAAGGTCGTGAGCTGCGCCAGGACGCGATAATCGACGATCGTCGCGGACTGGACGGTCACGGCGTCGGTCAAGGGGCGGCGCGTTGCGGCGGTGAGATAGGCGGCGGTTTTGGCCACCAGGGCAGGCGAGGCGGCCCCGGTGCCGGTGCGCGACAGGATGGAGACCAGGACTTCGCCGGGCGACGGGCTGCTGGCGCTGGCATCGAGGATGTCGGCGTCGGCCGAGAGGGCGTGGAAGATATAGGCGCCCTCCGGCCCGGCAACCGAATAGCCCTCTGGCGCGAGGACCATGCGGCGGCGAAAATCGGCGTCGCTTTCCATCATGGCGGGCACGCCCTGGGCCGGGTTTGCCGGTTCCAGGGTGAAGCGGGTGATGCCGAAAAGGGCGGCGATGTTATCGAGATCGCCGCCGGTGGCGAAGGCAGGCATGACGGCGCGGGCGGCTTCGTTGACGCGCTGTCGCAGGAGCAGGGCGAAGTAGGAAAAGGCCTGGAGCAGCTTCGTCGCGGGATCGCTATCCCGACTTTCGAAGTCGGGCATCAAGGCCTTCATGCGCGCGATGGCGTCGGCCAGGATGGTATCGAAGTCGAGCGGCTCAACGATATCCGGGGCGGGGAGGCGCGAAAGATCGACGGCGGCGAGGGGGGCATCGGTCATGCGGCCATGTCGGCCGCAGAGCGGGGCGGGCGCTACGGCGTCCAT